CCTACGATGTTGTCATTACTAATTTTTGAATGTTTATGTATTTAACTTTTGATAAAACGTTCAAATAAATAAAATATGTCAGTAAAAAAGTTCACAACTGAAGTCTTTGATGACACCATTGGTCCCATGAATAGTGTGTCCAAAGATGATGCAAGAATTTGGGCGCAGAAAAAGGCTAGAAGTGAAAAACTAGCCCCAGAACAAATTCACCGTATAGAAGTAGCCAAAAAGAAAAAAGCAGTTACTTCAAGCAAAAAGCAAGACAGAAAACAATCCAAAGATATAATTAAACATCTAGGGAACGATATTGTTTAAACTCTGTCCCACAACACAATTGAATTATCAATCCAACGAGTTACCAGTTGTGACTGATCCAGGTAGCCCTTGGCAAATATTGCGTCTTTGGCTCGTGCTGGTAGCAGATCCTTTTTTAGCAACTCATACCATGATGTTTCGTCAGTCTTGACTGGGTTGTGGTCTGACTTATATACCATTGCCCACAACCAGGGATCGCCTGCCTTTTTAGTAAACATGCCGTCTAAACAGTCAAATCCAGATGCAGCCAACATGTAGATCAAATTACTAATAGTAAAACTAAAAGGTTGTCCAGGTAAGCACTTGCTAGACCAGCGACTATACTCAATATTAACAGTTTGTGGCACTGCTAGAATCATTACCCCGCCTGGTTGAAGAAGAGTCCACATCTTTCTAAGTGCTTCTGCAGGATTTTCTACATACTGCAATACATTATGACACCAAATTAAATCTACTGGCTTACTAATTAAGTAGTCTCGCATGTCAGATTCAAAGGTATGAACATTAGCAGGATGTGCAAACTTTTTTAACTCCTTGTCTACCGCAAAACAACGATAATTGTGTGGTGTTTGTTCTTCGTCCCTGATAGTAGAAGATGCCCACCAATTAATATCCAATCCTTCTCCACAGCCGAGGTCTAATACACTGGTAATGCTGTCCATGAAATCATCATGGTCATAAAATAGCTCAAGCATTTCTAAACTATGAGCATGACTTTCTTCAGGCGATTTAAATAGGTCCATGTTTTAATATTTCCATTGTTACTATGTCTCTCCAGCGTGATACGCTTGAAATAAAATCTTCATAGATGTATTCAGGTAGTTTTTCATCTGTCCATTGATTCATTTTAATCTTGTTGGCAAGCATATCTATTCTATTGCGTTCTTTTTCTGCTGCTAATAAAGGCAATAGTGGATTTCGTGGATGCAACGTCCTATAGGTCATCCAAGTATCATAGGCTTGATCTACTCTATCTTTATCCATTATGAAATCGTAATATCTTCCATGCCAGCAGTACGTAAGCGAACAATATGTCCCATCTGCCATTGTTTTGCTTCAATACCTTTGAGTACACCCAACCACTTATTACGTATTAGTGCAACTTCGTTAATGATAGTTTCAAAGTCAATAACCTCGTCCTCACCATCAACATATTTTTCTGCATCTCTGCTGGTCAATGCTCTAGCATAACCTTCAAGATACTTTTGAAAGTGTTTACGTCTAATTTTACGCAGTTGAATATTGAGAAAGTTTAACACCGCCTCAATTTCCTGAAGTTGATTAAAACGATGTTCAGTAATGCCCGGTAACAGACTAATACTCTTCTCTACATTACCCTGAATTTTACATTCAGACTTGGCGAGGTTGAGCTCTTTTTCGTAATAGTCAATAAAACCAGGAATGTTGCCTAAGTCGTCTACAATTCGATTATACCACATTTAATCTTCGTAATTCTCGTAGTCATCTTCGTCCTCGTCTTCAAAGACGTCAACAGCCGCACGTTTTAGATGTGTGTCAGAAGCGACAAACTCCCTAAATTCTTGTTCGGTAAGACTATGATCAGTTAATGCCGCGACCAATTGATCTGCAGCGGCTTGACGATCTTTTGTATTAATGTACTCTTTACAGATAGTCCACGCTTCTAACAATGCATCTACTTCGATACTCATTCTTATTCCTTAAATAATTGTGGTATTTACTCTACTGCTTCACCGTCAATTAATTCCTGTGGTGCTTCTTCAGGAGTAGAGCTATCTGCTAGGTGTGGATCAGCCATAATGTCTTTCATCACAATGTCCAAGCAACCGTCGTCGTTGCGCTCCCAACCTTTGCGGAACTTCTTGATAATCTCACCGTCTTTGGTAGTATATACTAGACTGTTGCCTTCTTTTTTAAGTAACCCTTTACTTTCAACCATATCAGTCATACCACTATATGGACTCATGCCTGTTTCGTATGGGATTTTAACTTGTACTGATTCAAAAGGTTTAGCATAACGTGTCTTCATTACTTTACAGGCTGCACGAATACCTTTAACTTCTGAAATCTTGTTACCATCTTCATCCTCTTTTAGTTTTAGCTTACGCATAGCAACAACAATACTTGATGCATAGATAAAGCCTTGTCCACCTGAGATTTTATCATCAGGATCAAACATATCTTGTGATGCATATGTATGGTTAGTACAAACTAAACCCAAGTTCAAATCACCAAACATGTTTACGCAGTTGCGTACCAGTGCTGTCAGTGCTTTGGGCTTGCGTCCTAAGTCACCTTTTAAGTCTCCTGCGCTAAACTGATTAACATCAGTAGGAGTCAACAACATACCCAAACTGTCTAACACAAACAGAACTTTGGGACGTTCTTCTTCTGGGATACCTTTGTATTCCTTAACAAACTCACTGATCATTTTGGCAACATCATCAATCATTGCCATGTTAAGTTTAAGCAAATGATCTGGATCTGTTTTAACACCTAATGCATGCAACCAGGCTTCGTCTAGTGCGTTCTCTGTATCAATAAGCACTACATACATGCCTGCTTCTTGTGCATGTCGTACCAAGTTACCTGAACAAATAAATGATTTACCTGCACCTGATTCTCCAGCAAATACTGTAACTTTACCCATTGGGATACCTTTGTTAAAGTCTCCACTAACCAGATAGTTCAGTGTATAGTTACCAGTACTGATCCAGTCCTTAGGATCGTTGAATCCCATGCTGATGCCGTCAATGCTCTTTGTAATTGTTTTGCGAAATTTACTTACGTCGAATGGTTTTGCCATGATATTTTTCCTTTATGTTTTAAGTTTGTACAAGTCTTTAAAAATTTTACTACTATCCAAGTTTCTTCGATTGTCCATTATTTCTAATCGTTCGAACGATTCTTTCAAATTTTTATCAGATGCAGTCTGTATGTATGTCAGCATATTCTTATAACTTTCTTCCAATAGGTAGCCAGGCTTTTCATTAATACGATCTGATAAAATTTCTTTAACTGATTGTAACACTGTTTCTGGTAAATGTCTAATATTTAGGTAATCAGGTGACAACAGGGCGCCGATTACAAAACTGTTATTGTGAAAACCTAAATCTTTTAGAAAATCAACACAGCCAAAAATACTTCGATAATTCAGCAAAAAGTGTAACATGTTGAATGATATTTTGTGATCCAGTCTTTGAATCTTTTCCAAATTATCTAAAAAGTTATCCCAGTCGCCGCCATACCTAATATAATTATACTCATCTTCCATAGATTCAACGCTAACAGTCCAATGTACGTTTTTAAATTCGCATACCCTATTGAAAATTTTGGTGTCTATCTTACTTAGGTTTGTATTGATACGTAAATTAACCTCTGGATTAAGTTGGTCCAACAATTCCATGTTTTCTTTCATAAGCATTGGTTCACCACCTGCTAGATAGACATGTTTTAAATTGTGCGCATTATCAAAAATATATTTTTTAAATTCCAAACGTTGGTCCAATGTTGGTGCCGTGGGGTATGAATTTAATTCGGATGCCCACTGGCTACTAAACTCCGGACTACAATAAACACATGATTGATTGCACAAGTTGGACCAACGCACATCAATAGTTTTTAGATTAAAATTTGATTTTGTGTAAGTATCCGGACTTACGCTTTTTAATTCACGAATGTAAAAAACCCTATCACTAATTATATTCAGACCCTTTTTGTCACCTTCCAAATCCTTGCAAGTATGACAACTGGGGACAGGTAACTTGTTAATAATTTTTTCCTGTCTAGAAAGATTTTCTTCTCCTAGAAGTATAGACTCTATAGGTCCATTTTTTAAATTACCCAATGGTTGTTTGAAATCACTTCTAATACAATTTTTTACTGTACCATCAACATTGTACATCAAACCTGTCCAAGGGATAGGACAAAATGATGGGTTAGTTAGCATGTCTTTTGGTGTCATAATCGTCTAGGACCTAATGAGATTTCAGACACGAACAGTTCTGGTATACTTAAAATTTGTACTAAATGTTTAGCCCAGACGACAACATCTGCCGCTGGGGGCACGGTTTTTTCTGGGCTAGTCGCAATGTTGCCAGGGCGAACTAATGTAATTGACAGTTTAGTTTTTGCTCTAAGTTGTTTTACTGCTTCTTCAAGCGCAATTTTTTGCACATAATATTCATCCATTGGTAACCCTGGTATAGATGAACTAGGATGTTCCGTCATCATAGTACTGACAACAATGACAGACTTTCGCTGCCCCTCCCATCTTTTAGCCAGTTCAAACAATAGCTCTGTTTGGGCGAATCCAACTTGTGCGTTATTGACGAACAAGTCACAGGGTTCTATCATATCTGCGATTTTTGGTATGCTACGTATGTTGAAACCATTACGCCTACTCAAACCTATGATTTCATGTCCTTGTAGTGCGAATTCGTTCGATAATGCCTGACCAATGCCTGCACTATGCCCTGTAATTGCAATTTTCATTTTAATAACTCCCATGGGTCATTTACAAACGTAAATGTCATCATAACTCTGGGAACTATAGAATCAGAAGTTCGTTCAACGCTGTGTAATTGTTGGCTATTTAATATAATTGGTTGGTTAAAGTTGGCACACTCCGCGATAAGTGTCAGTTCTTCATTTTTAATAGAGGATACATCAAGATTATCAAGACCTAGAGGATCCTTCTTTTCTGGCAGCGACGCAAGTAAGTCCATATCGCAAGAATACCATCTATTGGACCAGCTACTGGTGTTTAGTATTGGAAAATTCATCTTTGCGATTACTGGTAGTGCATCTATATGCAGTGACAAATCTTTATGAAGTACCGTACAGGCGCACCCCCTGGGTAGCAATTTATGTTTTTTAAAGTATGTAATATAATCTGGTATTGCTGATAGTACTTCTTTGAGGTTTAGGAATACCCAAGGCACTTTTCTTTCACCAAACCCGATTGTCTTTTCAAGGTATGCCACTGTCTTGTTTGCAATAATACCAACGTTATCGCATTCTAACTCCACAAAAGATTTTAAATCATACCTCATAAAAATCACCAAACTTTATTTTTCTTTTAGCATCCTGTTGCGCTAAAAAATTACGCAACTCGGCGGTATTATCTTCGCCCACTGCAACTTCTGTTTTTAATGCACCAGCAACGTATGCTGATTCAGTTAACCAATTTTTGTATTTTACATTTAACGGATCTGGGGTTTGTAGTAATGCCCAAGAGTGATCAAAATTATTTTCTTCAACAAAAGCAAGTATGTCACCGAAGTTGCCAATATTTAATGCATTGACCGTTGTCCATAAATTTAAATTAATGGGCATAGACTTATATTGCATTAAATTCTTTAGGAATTTATCATATGATATTGGCCATCTAACATAGTCATGGACTTTCCCTATCCCATCAAAACTTACAGTAACTGTTACATCTATGCCACGTTCTGCTATATCAGCTAATTCAGTTAGTACCGAACTGCAATTAGTATTCACACGTATAGACCTAACATTGACTGGTAGATTATTTAATAGATATTTGTAATTTTTGCTGGCGCTTGGTTCGCCACCGTTAATGTCCAAGTGGACAATCCTATCTAAAGGCAGTTGCCAAAAACTGTTTGAATTATCAATCATGATGTAGTTCTTAGATTCCAAACTACCTATTTTAGTACTTAGATCTGCAGAACAAAATTGGCAAGCACTATTACATATATTATCCAGTACTCCGCCAACACACAAGTAATCAGACTTAGTTTGTTTATCATGGAATGTATTTGCGTTAATCCTGATACTAGATTTGTTGATTGATTCCGTCTGCTGGCATCTCTTACATTCCGCTGGCCAAGTGTCATTTGCAAATTGTTCGTTGATTTCTTCCATCCACTTGCTAGAATCCATGTCGGATAACGAATTAAATTTTGGCGGTCGAATCATGTGTCCGCAACGACTTACAGTCCCGTTGGGGTTAAAACGTACAAAATGGTTTAACCTAGCACATTGCATATATCTATTGATCGTTGAATAATTTCTTTATAGACTTCTTGCTTATTTACTTTGATGTAGTCAACTATTTCATCAAGTGACGTGGTTTTGTTGATGAACTCATAATATAAAACTTTGTCTAATTGTAAGTAGAAATCAAGTTTATTGTCGAATTCTTTGTATAATTTGTTATAGTCGTCGTTGCTCTTATTTTTATTGGTTACCACAACTTCGTTAATTTGTTCAAACGGTATTAGTCTAATTTTTGCATTAGTAAATCTACGCAAATTCACCAACCAATAAAACTGTGGGCAATAATGCCTATTTAAAAACAGGTAATTCTTGACAAAATACAGAACGGTTTTTCTATCTAACTCTGCATCTAAATTATTGGTAAAAGTATTCACACCGGACAAGAAACGCTCATATGGTTCTCGTATGTAAATATCAATTTCTGTTAGGTTGTGTATATCATTAACAGTTGGCAGTTTCATGTCGTGAAAACTACTGCTGCCGTTTTTGTATATTGGGTAAACGTATCTCCCGTTGGGCAGTTCTAAAATTTCGCAAGTATCTGGAAAAAGTATTGGATCTAAATGGGAAAGCATAATAGAAATGTAAGGGGCCGAAGCCCCCTACTTGACACAACAACTGACTATTATTACTTCTGACGATTGCGAATCATTGCCAAAATGTCTTCAGCACGTTTGCCACCGCCTGAGGCAGGAGCCGCTACTGGAGTCATTGCTTCTGCCGCTTCTTCTGCATCATCTTCCCAGGGAGCAGGTGCTGGATTCACTTGCGGGGCAGGCACAGATCGAGCGGCTGGAGCGGGTGCTGCCTGAGGTGCAGGTGCGCTGTTGCCAGAGCTTTCAAACTGCATGCCAGCAGGACGGAAGTAACTACTCCAACGATCTGGATCATATGCTTCGCCATTGACAGATGCTTCGAACATTTCTTTGATAACGTTCAGTTCAACATCGCCTGGTTTCTTAGGCAGGAAGTCTGTAAGATTGTACAAACCATACTGCTCGATAGCCTGCATTTCTTCACCGTTAAGTGCAGACTCTTTACGTGCCCACTTTGATGTAGAATAGTCAGCATAACCACCTTTTGATGTTTTAACAACACTGAAGTCCAAACCGCCTTCATAATCTGTAGGCAAGTTTTCCAACTCTGGATCCATCAATGCTGACTTAACCAAGTTAAAAATTTGTGGACTAATTACAAAACGACGGATTGGGTTCTCCGGAGTTTTGTCGTTGCTCAATGGATTTTCACGAACGAAACCTTGGAACAAGTAACTACGCTTCTTCCAATACTTACGACCCATCTCTTCCAAGTTGGGATCCTTAAACCAGCCACGTACTTCACTAAGGATAGGACATGGGGTGTCTTTACCATACATTTCCATACAGGGAACTTGCACGACAACTGGTTTGCTATCGCCTTGGCCTTTGACGCCGGCGAATGGCAAACGAATCATTGCTCGCTCTACCCAGAAAAATGTATTTTTTGTGTCTGCATCAGGAAGGAACCGAATGCGAGCTGTTGCGCCTTCTTCAATGTTCCAATGTGCATAAATGGCGTTGTCGCCTTGTGATTGACTATTACCGTCACGTTTGCCTTCAGAGGCTGCTAGTTTTGCGCGGATCTCCGCTAATGATGTGGCCATAATGTTTCTCCTTAAATAATGCCATAATGAAAGTGCCTAAGCACATACGTAGTATATGCTAAATTTATTTATCAGTCAATGCAATTTGGTAAATATTTTCATGAGTTTAACCGTTTATATAGACAGCTCCATTATTGAAAATGAATGGCTGGGCAGGCTACAATTGCCCGAATATAGATTATGCAAGAACCTAATAGAGTTCGAATCGGACCCTGCAGATAAAAAGATTGCTATAGTTGCACAGCGCCTGCATTGTGATAATGACGAAGCCTACATTGGCTTTGAAACAAAAATTAATCGGTTAGCCAAAATTAGCAATTTAGTATTCAGCCTAGAATCCGAACTGCACAACTTCCACTGGGAGATATTCCGTAAGTGTCATCACGACAACGTCTACTGGTTGTTGCCGGGATTTGTAAACGACAGAGACGATATTAATCAAAATATCATATGCTGGGGTGATTGGTTTAAGACCACTGCTAACTTGTATAAGGCATTGCCTGATGTTGTGCAGGATTTGCACAAACATGCCTACCAAACCAAACCAAAATACTTTGATATGTTTTTAGGTAGCCCGAAACCTCACAGAGATTTTGTGTTTAATAGTGTACAAGAGAAACGCTTATTTGAAAAGGTAGTCATTACTTACGGTGGAGATTGGAAAAATGATGGTTTTTACGCTGAAGACTATTTTGTATGGGAGCCTGGTTGTACACCATTGCAGACTATTATTGGCACTTGCGATTTCGTAGAATACAAAGGACAACGCACACACCTAAGTCAGGTTATTTCTGTGCAGACTATGAAGGATTGTGCTTATAGCGTTATTGCTGAAACAGATTACGACAATACACTAACCTGTTTTACTGAAAAGTCTGCCAAGCCAGTTATAGCCAAACGCATGTTTGTCGCCTACAGTGGTTATAAATTCCTACAAAACTTTAGACGTCTAGGATTCAAAACGTTTGATTCAGTTATTGATGAAAGTTATGATTTAGAGATAGACGACCAAAAGCGTTATACTATGGCGTTTGAGCAAATAGAACGTTTAATGTCCATGGACCAACAGGAAGTCTATACAAAACTAAAGCCTGTGTTGGAACACAATTATGATTTGCTAATGAATAGGGATTGGGATATGTATTCTGCAGAACAGATGCAGTTACATATTAACAGAAGCATCGGTATCTAAACGATCGGCAATTATTTGCGCCCATTGTTTTTGTATTTCATCGCTAGGATGGAATCCATCTTCTTTGAAACTATTTGCCGCTTTGGACATTTCATAAATGCCATCGCCAGCACTGTTAGTAAAAATCCAACGATTGCGTTCTAGTGAGTTAACTAGATGGTTTACTTCGGGTATGTCCTTGACGCCAAAGTCGCCGTTGGGACTAACATGTTTGCCGTTACCCCAATAGTTTACATAGCTCATGAAGTAATATTTTTTACCTCGAGCTTTTAGTAGGTTCTGTAACTTAACCATTTCCATAAGATTAGTGTATGCCAAACTTGCATGACTGCTAACCTTATATTGTTCGTAAAACATTTTGTGAGCTACTTTGTTTTGGAACCATGTGCCCATTTCACCACCACTGAATATATAACCCAGGGTGCCGTTGTTCATGCGGCGATAAAATCCGTAGCTGTCAAACAATGCGCTCCAGTCAGGATCGGTAACATCAGTTAGGAAATCAAGACGACTAACACCACTCCACATAACCAATACCAGGTCATAACTATTGTCTTGCAACAACTCGTCTGTTACGCTGTTTGCTATATATTGATTACCTGCTGCCGCTTCAGCCAAAGACTTTATTTCACAATGGGGTTTTAGTTCTTTAAGCCAACGTGGCCAGCAGGTGTTGGGACCGCCTGGATATTCAGGCCACTGTGTAAACGAGCAGCCTGATACTAGAATTTTCATTTAATGCCTGATAATTTTTTTAAGAATTGTAATTCCAAAGATTCTTCCTCTGCGGATTTTTCATCTGGATCTATTTCGTCCGGATCTACTTCTTCGGAATCGTCATAAGTTACGTCGTCTACAAAATCTGCCTGTTGGTCGTATCTATCTACTACTTCTGTTGTAAGTTGGTCTTCTGTATTGTTTTCTTCTGAAGTTGCCCATGTACCTTCTACCATATCGTCTGCCCAGGATTGGAACTCATCTCCCAGAGCAGTTTCGGGTACTGCTTGCTGTTTTAACATGTATGCTTTGTAGACACTTCCCAGTGCCGAGTTCATTCTGTCGTCAAATAGTTTTCTGGTAAAACGCTCACGAAGTTCATCTTCATTAAATTCACTATTATCAATTGTGTCAGGGGTATATGCTTCTACATAACGTTTGTAGGTACGTTGACCTTTCATTTTATGCAGTTTTTCGTGTAGTGTGCCATAATAATCTATCGCGGCCTCAACCATTTGATTCGTTTCTCTATCTTCAAATGTTTTGCCACGCATGTTGCGAACAAACACACGCAGGTCATTCATTTCTGTAACCAATGCGGTAATATGCTCACCAATCTCATCACCCATCATGCCACCATTTTGCATGTGGCGTGCCATAGCTCTGGCGCCACCCAAATGTGTAAATGGTAGTTTTAATCTTTCGCCTTCTGTGTTCTCAACATAGATAGCACCAATGCGTCTTGTACGAGCTCCACGAACGTTCTCGTCGACTTTGCCAGTATGCTTAACAACTAAACGAACTGGTCCCATTTTTTCATAACTACTCTTTGTGCTTCCGTACATTTTACCCTCAGTGACGGCGACGTCGTCTGTTGTATAGGCTGCGTCTGATTTACTCACAGCCTTAATGTCTTTGCCTGTCAAGCTATTACGACTAATGTCACGAGTGTCAAAAGTCATCATGTTGCGCTTGGCAAAGAAGCGCATGCCGTGTAAGAAATTGTACCACTGCTTGCGTTCAGTATCCGGTATTTTTTCGCTGATATTACGGTTAAAGTAAATCTTTAGCGATGCGTCATCGGCAATGCTAATAGTGATATTACCGTAACTCTCGCCATCGGATACATAATCAAAGTTGAAGAATCTAGCATCTTCGGGATTCGTAGTAGCCTTGGCATTTTCGTCACCCAGGCTTACGTCCTCGAAGCGGGTGCGGATCTTGTCAAACAAGTCCTCTGCAATTTTTTCAATTTCTTTCATACTGTTATTTATCCATGATTAGAACATTACAAACGGCATGGGCTCTATGAAATCTTCGCTACCGCGCATAGCCATGTCCAGACCCTGATCATAGTTCTGTAAGCTCTGACTAATACGTATTGCTAGTAGCATACTCATAACCAAATCGTCAGTTTCGCCCGGTTTGGCAGCATAACTACCGCCAGAAGCAATAAAGTTTTTAAGTTCACTGAGTAAGTTTTTGCTGGCTAATTTAAATTTGTCAGATTCTACCAATTGTTTAAACTTGGCACAAACTGCAATTTTTGCTCTGTTTGTAGTGGTAAATCCCTTGCGTAGACGTTTGCCACCAGCTTTACTTGTTTCACTTATAAACGTACCACGTATGTTTTCCTCACCAACTTCAGCGATAGACACCAGGG